CTAAATAACAATTATTCTAATGTGTTACTTATGCACATGCGAATTATTCCGGTCCACGGAATTTATCAACATAAACATAGAAAGGAGGGGCGAATGGAAAACATTAAATATCATTTAAGTGCAACAACTAAATGTACGTCTATGAGTTTAGGCAATCAAAAAGGTTGGTTTTGTAACTTAAACAATGCACCACCCAAAACCACATAAAAACTTTACAAGGAGTAAATACAATGTATATGAATTTTATTCTTTTTAAAGTTACCATCGAAAGGTGGTCTAAACGGAGTAATCTTAAAGTTACGAAGAGTAATGGCGAGACAATAATAGATTTTTCGTTTTGGAGGTTTTACCTTCGCAGATAGTCTATAGCACGAATTTGTTATTTTACCGTGCGAAATAAATTTAATAAAATAACATAAGTGTGTCTGTGTTCACTTATAAAACAAGAGACAGTAAGGAGTAATATAATGAGCGGACTTAAAATGTTAAAAATGGTTCAGGACTTTAGACGTTTTGACCCAGACATTCAAAGTCAAACAATGGCAATTTTCTTTTATGTAGCAATACATAGTAAAGGAAAATTTTCTGACACGGGAGTGCCTATGACTGCTATTGCAGATGACTTAGACATGGCCCAATCAAGTGTTAGTCGAAATATTTCTATTCTATCAAAATGGAAGTGGAGTAGAAAAGAGGGTTTGAATTTTGTGGAAACAAAGGAAGACCCGATGGAACGAAGAAGAAAATTAGTTAGATTAACAAATCGTGGACAAAGATTTTATGATTCAGTTAACAACTAATAAACCTTATAGCTTGAGGTATTGGAAAGGAGGTATGTACATGAAAAAAGCTAATCCAAAAGAACTTCGACAAATATTTAATAAAGTTTGTAGAATGCAATGGGACGAGGGTAAAGATGAAAGTGTCATTGGTCGAGCTGCAAAAGTTATTGAGTATTTTAAAGAAGATACTTTTATAAATGATATTGATGAAAATGATATAGACGGTCTAGTTTCACATCTAAGAAATAAAAATCTTAGTCCAGGGACGATTAATAGATACTTGTCTGCTTTATCTACTATGATAACTTTTTGTCTGCGAAGATGGAATATTTATAAGTTAGAGAGGAAGCCATACATCACTTGGTTAAAAGAACCTAATCATGAGTTAAGGTATCTGTCGAATGAAGAGGAGCAAACTTTAATTAGTTTGTTTACAGAATGGGGTATGGAAGATGAACGAGATTTTTTTCTATTGTTAATGGATATAGGATGTCGTTTGTCTGAGCTGCAACGGTTAAGAGTCAACCAAGTGTTTGGTGACAGAGTTACTTTGTATAACACAAAGAACAATGAACCGAGGGGCGTACCTTTGACTGCTAGAAGTCAAAACATTTGTAAACGTTTTTGTTTAGGCAAGAGGCCCGAACAAAGATTGTTTAGTGATTTTCCAAAATGGAGACCAAACTCTGCGTGGCGTAAGTTACGTAAAGCAATGGGACTACAACATGATAAAAGATTTACAATTCATGCATGTCGTAGAACCTTGGTTACTAAATTATTAAACAAAGGCGTTCCTGAAAAGTTTACTCAAGAATGGGTGGGCCACCAAGACCCACGTATGATTGGTAAATACGGACGAGTTCTAAGTGTAAACTTAAAACAGTACGTAAATGTTCTAGAACCCACTAGTGGAAATGAGCCAACGGTTGACAACAAGCCGTTGCTAAAGACATCTTAGTGGATTAAAATAAAGTTGGATTAGCGTTAAAAGTTGTAGTAAACCATCGGAATGATATCCTTGCGCCCTTAGCTCAGTTGGATAGAGCATCGGTTTTCTAAACCCTAGGTATCTAAAGTCTGCCAACGGACTGTTTCGATTAGTTTCCAGGTTACACAACACTTTAACGCTATCCATCACATTTAAAATTTTTTAACACAATCAAACCAGTACTGGGTAATTGGTTCCCCTATTAGAACCAATGGGGGCTAAAAGTCTACCTAAACAAATAAAGGAAATACACTATGGATAATACAAAAGGAATTACTTTACCGTTCTCTATTCTTAAAGAACAACTCGACCTAGAGAAGGACATGAGAGATAGAGGCATAAGAAGATTTAGAAAAAGGTTAACGGAACATAAACAGAGAGGTGAGGAGTCTTTTACTAATTATGGTAAGACTTTATTGTCTAACTCTATAAGGCCCTTTTCAGAAGGCATAAAGGCATTCTGTGAAGAAGGTAAGAAAGTATCGGGTGTACAGCCTATTGCTAGAAAATTACTATCATTATTAGAACCAGACATAATTGCTTTGATAGCTTCAAAGTCTATTATTAACTGTATTACAATTTCTAGAAGATTAACAAGTGCAGCCATAAATGTAGCAAGTAAAATTGAGGATGAGGTTGCATTAAGAACATTTGAAGAAGAGAAGCCCGAACATTATGGTATTGTAAAAGCTGACCTGGACGCACGTTCATCTGGCTATCAATACAAAAGAAGAAAGTTAAGAGAGTCTTCACAAAAAAATAACATTGAGTGGACTGTATGGACTAGGAGTGAAAAGGTGCATGTAGGTTACAAGCTTATAGAGCTCATGTGTGTTCACACGGGCCTTTGTGATGTTGAGACAATAATTAAAAAGAATAGAAGAGAAAAGAAACTAGTACCAACCCAACAAACTATGGATTGGATTAATAACAGAAATGATTTTCTTGAAGTTCTTGCTCCCGAATATTTTCCAACAATCGTTGCTCCAAGGCGTTGGGAGGAAGGCAGCACAAAAGGTGGTGGATATTATTCAAGACATATCAAACCATTAACTTTAGTTAAGTATCGTAAAAGAGAGAACCTAAAGCATTTAGAAAATATAGAAATGCCTATGGTTTACAAAGCTGTAAACGCACAACAAGATACACCTTATAAAATAAATACATTTATCTTAGATGTATTAGATAAGGCTTGGGAAAAGAATATAGCAATCGGTGGTTTACCAATAGCTGAACTTTTAAGTTTACCGGTCCGACCACATGATATTGAAACTAACAAACTTGCTAGACAGTTATATAGAATTGAGTCTGTAAAAGTCCACACTGACAATGCTAGACAAAAATCAAAAAGATTATTGTTTGCAAAAGTTAGGTGGATGGCTCACATGATTAAAGAAAAAATATTTTATCATGCACACACTTTAGATTTTAGGTCTAGATGTTATCAAGTAACAAACTATTTAAACATACAAGGTGTTGACTTTGCAAAAGCACTTCACTTACTTGGAACTGGTAAAAAGATAACCGAAGAAAACAAAGGTGATTATTGGTTAGCTGTTACTGGTGCTGCACTATTTGGTGTTGATAAAGTAACAAGAGAAGAACAATTAAAATGGGTTGATGAAAACTTAGAGTTATTCAAAAAAATCCAGGAAGACCCTTTTGTAAACCGTGAGTGGGAAATGGCTGACAAGCCTTTTCAATTTCTTGCTTGGGTTAATGAGTGGGTGTCTTTTAAAAATGTTGGCTACGGATATTTAAGTACGTTTATCTGTAACCAAGATGGTTCATGTAATGGTATTCAACATTACTCTGGAATACTTAAACACACTGCGTCTGCTAGAGCAGTTAACTTAGGTAAATCAGAAAAGCCACAAGATGTTTATACAGTAGTAAAGGACACAGTGATTGAAAATTTAAAAACAATGACTGACAATCCGTTTGCAAAACTTTGGTTACAATTTAAAGTTAAACGTTCAACTGTTAAACGAGCAATCATGACTTCACCTTATGGGTCAACACGTTATTCTTGTAGTGACTTTGTTGATGAGGATTTAGTTAAAAGAAAAGACCAAGGGGATGAACACCCATTTGGCAGCTCATCGTTTCAAGCATGTACATTCTTATCGGGTGTTATCTGGGACAGTATGGGTGAAGTTTTATCTTCCGCAAGATTAGGTATGTCATTTTTACAAAACTGTGCAAAAGTTTTATCTAAAAATGGCCATGCAATTCGTTGGACAAATCCAGTTGGCTTTCCAGTCATACAAGATTATCCAGAGTTTAAATCTATGCGTGTAAAGACTCGAATGTTTGGTGAAATAATAAAACCTAGAATAAACGTTGAGACAGAAAAGTATTCTGTTTTAAGGGCCTCTAATGGTTTACCACCAAATTTTATTCATTCACAAGACTCTGCACATATGATGAAAGTTGTATGCAAGGCTTATGATAAAGGAATATCTCATTTTTGTAATGTTCACGACTCTTTTGGGACACTTGCTGCGGACTCACAAGTTCTTGCAGATACAATTAGAGAAACATTTGTAGAGTTATATGACAACGATTGTCCTCTTGAAGGATTTAAAGTTTCAATAGAACCTACACTTACAGAAGAGCAACGTAAAAAATTACCAACTGTACCTGAAAAAGGTGACTTCAATATAAAGGAAGTTTTACAGTCTGAGTTCTTTTTTGCGTAAACTAACCCACTAGTGGGTGATTAGTACCCCTATTAGAACCAAAGGAATAATTATGGACTTTGAGTATCTTCCTATGGATGAAATTGTCAAATTACAATCCAAAGGAATAATAACAAGCGACAATAAAATCAACAACAACGAGGAAAACAATGGCGAACAATTATACAAAGATTGTGACACCGGTTGGTCTTGCTCAGTTTCCGTGGTTAACAACTGCTGACACTAAGTTTGGTGAACCAGGTGACTACAAAACCAATCTAGTCATAAAAAAAGATGATTGCAAAGATGTTATTAAAAGCATTGATGAAGCAATCAAAGAAAGTCTTACTCTTGCAAAAGAGAAGTCTAAAAGTAAAGAAATAAAACAAGCTAGTTTACCATATCATGATGAACTAGATGAAAAAGGCAACCCTACT